GGAAAGTTGAGTGCCAGTTGATCCAAAAAATGAAGACATTCCAACAAAATCTGCATTAGTTGATCCGCTACCACCATTGTAATAAATTGAACGATCTCTGTAATATTTTAAAACTTTTGTTTCTGTGTCATATGAAACAACATAACCATATGCTTTTCCACCACTTACAGTTTGTTCAATTTTGTCTCCTATGGAAACTGTTCCTGTAGGTGTGCCAGTAAATTTTATTGCATAAACTGAAGAAAATTCATTTCCACTAAAAATAGTTGTTCCAGTTCCAGTAGTACTAAAAACAAACGGATTTTTTATAATTCCAACCTGAGCGAATTTTGTATCGATTGGAAAGTCCTTTGTAGAGTCATCAAATCTTACATAAACTAGAACTTTATCTGCACCTAACTCTTGATATATATCATAACCATGTCCTTTTGAGGGTGGAATAATTGGTATTAAATTTGCATAAGATGCTGGAATATTTGTAGCTGTCGTTCCCAAATCAATTAGTGCATAAGTATAATTTTTCCCACCCGCAGTAATAACTACATCAGAAATCTTACCTTCAACATCAATATCAACAGAAACTTGCCCTCCACTACCATCACCAACTATATTGCATATTTTACCAGACTGTGTTGGATAACCATTTCCGGTACTTTTAATAAAAACTTGTTTTATTTGATTTTCATTTACTGTTGAATCACCATTTTCTCTAACAGCAGTTATTTGGGAATCTGTAGATGTTGCCCAGTCATTTGGAACTGTTATATATTCTGTCGAATCGAATTTAATAATATCACTTGGCGCAATTGTATATAAAAATTTCCAAACATATCCATCAGAAAGTTCAGTTGGCTCTAAATCAGTAAAAGTTGGTTCAATTTGAGAAGAATTTCCCGAGGTTTTAATTCCAGAAGATCCATTATTAAGACAAATATAAACTCTGTAATCTGAATTTAAAACATAAAAATTTGAATCATATAATCTTAATGCGCCAGAAGAAGACCTATTATCAAGGCTATAATCTGGTCGATACATATCATATTGTTGTCCAGAAGTCCAATCAATTCTTCTTATTACTCTTCTAAGATTGGCACTGGTTATCTTTTTTCCATATAAAATAGTAGACTTGTAATGATTTAGATAGTCATAATTATCTGTTGGGTTTGGTGGATTGGTATCCCAAGTGCTAGATCTTCCAAATCCACTAGATGGTGAAGATGGATTTGAGAGCCCTACAAAAACATAATATGAATTTGAAGAGTTTGCTACAGAATCTACCAAATTTGACGCATTCAATATTCTAAATTGATCCGTTACAAGTGCAGACATTTGGATATAGTTTTTTCTATATTTATACTAGGTTATAAAATCTTTTTTAGACCTCCTATATTACGCAATCCTGTTCCTCTTCTTTGTACTGTTGGATATGTAGAAAGTCCAGAAATCCTAAATCCAGTTAAACCAATTGCAATTGGACTAGATGCACGTTTGAATCCTGCTAGTCTTCCCCAAGAAATTTTTCCTGCAACAGGTCCTGTAGTATTCAGACCAGATATATTCGTTGTTGATAAAACATTACATGTTAATATTCCACTGCCAGCATTAAACGCACTTACATTATAAATGCAATCTGCAAAAGTTGTTCCTATTCCAATTCTTTCACTATCATTATTATAAATTGAAGTTACTCCTCGTCCAACATATGTATCAAAAATATATACTGGATTTCCTACATTTAGATTTGGGAATGGTGCCATTACAGGATCTAAAATAAATTGAATTGCTAATGGTGCTGTTCCAACACCTGGACAAGTTGAAATATTTCTTATAATTCCAGAAAATCCTTCAACAGTGGTTATTTCGGTAATAAATTCTTGTTTTGGAACTGGTCTTTCAACGATAATTCTTGGTGGATTTGTGGATGTATATCCAAGACCACTGAAAGATACAACAGGACCACTAACTGTCCCTGTAGAACTAACTACAGCAAACCCTATGGCTGTTGATCCAATACCAACTCCAACTTTTTTAGGTGCAGCAATTTCAAGTTGAACTGTTGTTCCTGCTGGTCCTAAAGCAAAATATCCACTACCTGCATTTGTTATTGTAATTCCACTAATTCTACCAGCAGCATTAACTGTTGCACTAGCTGCAGCTCCAACGGGATCATCTTCTCCAGAAATTATTAGTGCTGAGCATTGAAATTCATTAACATCAATATTTTCGTAATTGAAAAATTCTGCATTGTCCACCCACAATTCATTTGATGCTGTATCAAAATCTTTGATAATTCTTGCTGTTGGATAGATTTGTGGTTCTAAAGAATCTCGTGCCTTTGAAATAATTTTACCATCTATTATTTTGTCAGTATTTTGTTTTGTCCAAGAAATTGGTTTGGTATTTACAATATCAACTCCCTGATCAATATAAAGATCTGTTTGAATTTTATCCGAAAATAAAATTTCTGTTACAGTTCTTTCATTTTGTGTCGTTGTCACTCCAGATAAAGTATTATTTGAATATATTTGAACAATATCGCCATCTTTTACGGTTTCTCTTACATCAAATATTGCACTATCTGCCGCACTTCCTTTGTAGAAAAATATTGCTATTTTGTCTTCAACTTTAGGAGGTTGTGTAAATTCTACACTACTTCCACCTTCAAAAACATATGCAACTTTTGGTTCTTGTAGTATGCCATTAATAAAAATAATTAATAGTGAATCAAAGTCAATCAATGCTGCATCTGGAGATTCTCCTGGCTCAATACTTACCAATTCATTGTTATAGTATAGTGGGAATCTTGTTCTGGTCCCATCCTGATAACTGGCAATGGAATCTATGTAATCCATCTCACCAAATTGCCAACACGAGAATGAATCCGAAAAAGTCTTCAAAATAGTTAACTGGAATTCTTTTATTGGTGATGCTAATCCTTTAGCAGTCACAAGTCCAACAGCTTTAACAACATCTCCTCTTTGGAATCCATATCCATTTCTTGCAACTTTAAAATTCTTCACTTCGAATAAATCTGATGATCCAACTCCAGTTGTTGAAGCTGCTCCAACTTCTAAATTTAACAGTAATCCAACTCCACAATCTGTTGTTGATCCCATACTTAATCTGGAAACTCCAATTACTTCAAGATTTTCATAATTTGGCGGTGGAATTCTAAATCTAGGAGCACTTGAACCAATAGAAGTATAACCAGATCCAGGATTAACTACAGTAAACGCTAGAGTACCACCTGCACCAACTGTTGCGGTTATTGTTGCACCTGATCCAACAGATGCGGATATTGCTATGGATACTGGCGATCTGTATCCAGAACCAATACTTAGAGTATACCAAGGAAATACCGTCCCAAATCCAAGAGAAGCAGATCCGACATATCTATGGGGTAGTGTGCTAGTACCAACGTTGGCAGTAAACCCTCTAGATGAAAGAATTCCTGTAACTTCGAATAAATATGCCCCGAATTTAGGTGATGGGAAATATGAAACTACACCTGCGCCAGATGGGCAAGTAAAAGCTAATCCTGCCAGTCTAACACGATCATTTCCAGATAATCCATGATCTGTGCTAGTTCTTATTGTAATTACACCAGTTTCATTATCGTAAGATGCAGTGCTAACTGCTACAGAAGCTCCTGTATAGGAAATACCAACAACACTTGTTATAGTTCCTCCAGTTCCAACTGTAGCTTTAACCTTTGCTCCTACTAAAGGTGCATAACCAAGTCCTGGAGTAGATCCGAGTGATACTATAATACCGCCTCTAGGGACTTGATTCAAGTTAATATCGGATGGTGAGGTTATGTATTCTCCTGTTCCAGCTGAAGTAATTCCTGCAAAAACAATACTACTAATTCCAACTTCAGAAGTAAATTCCGGATTAGTCGTAATACCAGCAGCAAATCCAGAATATTCATCTGGTCTGAGATAATATGGTGCAAATGGATCTTGAGTAAAAGTTGTGTTATCTATAATAGAATAATTATTTGCTGGATTGTTTTGTGTAGTGGGTGTTTGGAATATTCCATTAAGGATAACAATTCCATTAGATCCATCAGACCCTAATCCGGAAGTATTAATTCCATTTATAGTTAACGTATAAGTTCTTCCTATACCATTAAAAGTTTCTGATATATCATCGTATATGATATTTGTATTGTAATTTTTTCTTAAGAAGACTCTTCCATTAAAATATGCTCTAGCTTCTGGTAAATTATCGAGATCTGAAAATAATTGATCTTCCAAATTACCCTCTGGTTGTTCAGTAAACCAAATAGTATTTTTACTAATATTATAAGATCCTCTATAAAGGTTTACATTACTAAAATCTACATGACTTGTAATTGAACTACCAACAAATCCTCTGTCCACTTGTACGAGTGGGAAAGTCCCTGCAAAAGAAATTGGACCAGTAAGGTTGGTTGAAAGACCAAGATTTACCACTTTCATATATTCATCATCAATCTTCAATACGTCATTGATACGCATTGAACCTATACCACTCAATTTGAAAATTGTGGAAGCTGTTCCAATAGATCCGTAATTATCAAGAGTGTAATTTAATTTTGCATAAGATAGTGGAGACTGAATTATATTGTTAATTGAAATAATAGTTTTTTCATTTTTCTTCTCCATTTCTAATTCATGTGCATTTCCAGATCCTGTAGATGTAAATGTTATGGCAATTCCAGAATATGCATTCTCTAGTGTTGCTGCCAATCCAAATCTATCATTATCCAGTCTAATTGCCCATACAACTGGAGGCAATATAGTTGTAGTGAATCCTAAGTAATCAGTTGTTGCTCCAATACCTGGTGCAATTGCTGGAACTGAAATAAATGTGGAGTTAGGTCTATAATACAATTTTTCTGCAGTTTGGAAGAAGTGATTCGCAATAGAAAATGTTCCTGTTGATTGATTAAGAATTGTTGAATTAGCTGGATTAAACGTTTTCATAAATATTGGAGTTTCATTATAAAATGCTTCAAAATCAAGTCTATTAACTTCTTTATCATTAACTGCAAAAAATCTACTAATACCTACAGATTCGGAAACATTTTGATATGTTAAATTTTGAGATAAATTAATATAATCATTTTCGTCATAAAAAATCTGATTATAACTTAGTATTTCATAAGTTGTTGCAGTGCTAGTTCCGGAAAGATTTGTATCTGGATAAAAAATCAATGAAGCAATATTTCCATTTCTTCTTCCACCAAAAGTTCCAATTCCATTTGTACTTCCTGCAGATATAAATGGATATTGGTACGTATACATATCACTCAAATCTACTGTAGTCAATACTTGATGTAATGCACTTGTTGATCCGACACTTATCTTAATAATTGATTTTGAAGAAGAAAATATATCTGTATCATAAGAAAATACTGTGGACGCTGAAGAAACTCTTCTAAAACTTGATCCCAATGTAATAGTTCTTTCATCTCCATCTGGTTGACCATCTGATTTGAATCTATATGTTCCTATTCCAAGTGCCGTTGATCCAAATCCAACAATTTTTGATCTAATCGTAACTGAATTTGGAGAAGTATTTGTATATCTAAATGAGACAATACCACTCGATAACGATGCGGTAAATGTTCCTATGAATTGAGTGCTGCTATCTTCTTCAGTATCAAAATAAAATTCTCCTAAATTGGTATCAACTCCATTTGTATTATCTAAGAAAAATTCATAATAATTCATTTTATTGGTTATATTATCAATTAAATGAATTTGAGAAAATGCAGATCTTATTGTAGATTCTGGCTGGTTAATTAAAGTAAATGTGGATCCAGCTCCAACTGTTGATGTAATACCAGATAATGTAATAAATCCAATTGAAGTAGATCCAACACCAACATCTGAGGTTGGAAATTTTGTGTTTAATATTTTTATATCATATGTGCTATCATATGGATCATTTGGTACAAATTTCAAATAATGCTCATTTAGTTCATCAACTTCTCCATAAATTTCTCCTAATAAATTAGAAGTATATCCAACTTCTGTAGTAATTCCTGTAGATAATGATCCTCGTTCGAAAGAATATAGATTTGGTTCGCCAGTTATGCCAGCATTATCAGTTAATACAATAACTTCTGTTATTTGACTTGTTGAATCATCTTTTTTTCTAATTTGAATCAAATAGCAGTTAATTTTATCGGAGGGAACTATTGATGCAATTTTTGAAGATGTTGCAACTTCTTGATTTGTACTCGAAAACAGAGAACTAATATCATCAATACTCAAAACCCTATTGCTTTCTGCTGCCACATAGTTGGCTAATTTTTTAGTATCAAAAATTATAAATCTAGATGTGCTTTCTTCTATATTTGTATCAATATCTTTGACTGTATCGAAATTTGAAATAGTAGTGACATTTTCTAGATTTATGATATCATATAGAATTGATAGAAGCTCTTCAGTTGCAGTTGATCCGACACCAACATTACTAAAAATTTCAGTATCCGAGAAATTTTTTAATCCAACCGAGTGTAAAATATTATTAACGGGACTTACAATATCGGACCAAGTTTGCTTACTTTTTATACTATATGAAAGATTTTGATAATAGTCATTATTAGATATTACCTGAGTATCTTCACTAAGTTTTCCAATATTATCTGACCATCCTAACTTTTGTCTTGATGCATAATCAACACTGAAAATACCAGTTGAAGCATTAATATTATTAACTTTAGCTTTAGTTCCAGACTGAGATCCTCTTATATTATCATTTAATAAAATATCATAACTCCCAACAACTTTAATTGTACTTCCAGAATTTTCTGTAATTTTTAAATCCTGTAGTTCGTAAATTCCACTAGTATTTTCTACTTCCAAATATTCGCCAGTTATAAAAGGTGCATATGTTTGTACAACATTAAATTGTGGATAATTTTTATAATTTACTATAAATCCGTAAATATCTAAGGATGTTTTTGCTATACCTGGGTTTGTAGTTGTCCCCAATCCGACAACGCTAAACTTTAAGTTTCTTGGTAAAGAAGTTCCTGCATTTTCATAGTCAGTAATTGTAAAAAATTGATATCCATAATTTTCTGAATTAAATCCCTGCCCTTCAGTTCCATATTTCTCAATTCCTTCAACATAAATTTTATCTCCAACTTCAAATGGTTCTTCAGAAAATCCAGTTAAAGGTGTTACTAGTTGACAAGTAATTATTCCAGAGTTAGAGGAAGAAATTGAATTTATACCTACTCCATTAGTGTTGTTAATAGATTTTATTGTAACTATGGTAGCAGGTAAACCTTTTGGTGGGACTTCAACTGAAACAGATCTGATTGAATTTGCAAAAAACTCTGGGAATAAATATCCAGAATTTATTTTTTCTCCAGTAGTCGTATTTACAATGATTAAATTTGGAGATGCTGTGTAATTTTTTCCACCATTTAAAATATCAACCCTTTCTATTGTAAATAGATCATCTAAATTTAATAATTTTGAAACATTAGCTTCTGGTTTTAACGTTTTATCGGAAGCATACCCAAATCCTTCATTTAAAATTCTACTTTGATTGATTTTTCCAACTTTAGTTGAATTTGCAACAAGATATGCTCCAGTTCCATCATTAGATTCAATCGTGGAAAATATTGGTAATTTTTTATAGTTAAATCCTCCAGACAATATTTTTATTTTCGAAACTCCACCATTTGCGGTTAAGGAGTCTGTTTTATATTCTAATGTGTCGCATTCACTTATGTTATATGATGGTCTTTCTGGATTATTTTTTAAAGATAATGCAAATTGTGTAGACCCAATAGATGTAATTTGATAATCCCCAGTGTAATAACTATCAATAAAATTAATTTGAGAATAATTTTTAACAGAAACGTCTGCCGTGCTAATAAATCCAGTTCTACTCAAAGCATAATACAATTTTGTAGGTACATTTTCGTTGAAATTAATTTGCAATGAAGCATTTGTAGATATCCCTGCAGTTCCAATTCCTAATGTTGAAAAGATGCTAGTTCCGCCTGCAGAAACAAATCTATTTTTAAATCCAGGATCGTAGAATAATTGAAATTCATATCCATTTAAAGAAGAGTTTCTTAAATCAAATAAAAGATTATTGTTTTTAATTGCATTTAATGGTGGGTTAACTAAAGAAATACTCTGAGTCGTAGCTCCTGCGCTACCACCGCTAGTGATATTTACGGTGGTTGGTGGATTTGAAAAAACATCCTCCAAAGTTTCTGATAGTTTAATTCTATTGTTATCTACTTTGTAAACAAAATAAAACGTATTATTTGCCAATCCTCCCGCAGCAGTAGTTGCAGAATATCTTACCTTATCTCCTGTGTTTAAATTATGATTTGCTAATGTGAAAATATCATTTGTTGCATTAACAGATGCTGATCCAAACAGAATTGGATTTACTAAAATAAACCCAGAAAGAGTATCTCGTTGTATTCTTATGGAACCAGAAGTTCCTATTCCAACATTAATATTTGGTTTAACTGAAAGATGTATCCTATCACCAGTTGTTAAATTGTGAGAAGTTAATATTGATACAGTTGAAGTAATCTTTTGTACAGTTCCTACTACTTGAGTTGAAGTTGATTCAATCGAATATTCATAATCATCTGATCCATTATCATTAAAAAATAATCCGTTTGTGGATGTTGTTAAACCAACGCTAGTGACTATACCGATATAATCTACGGATTTTTTAATTACAAATGCAGTTCTAGCAATACCTGCTATTAATTGAAATGTAGTTGTAGGTATTCCAACTCCAGAACTTGTTACTGTGATAGATGAAGCACTTGATACTCTTCTTAAAACTACTCTTTCATTGGTTTCAAATGGATGATTTGGTAAATAAATTGACTGACTTGGGATTGATACTACATTATTAGTTGATAATCCAACATTGTAAAAAACAGTTGTAGCAGTTCCTGGTGTTGTTCCAATTCCAACAGATTGTTGGGGATTAAAATAAACTATTTTTTTATCAGTAGAATTAAAAGAAGCAACCGATTTATTAAATGTAAAAGTATCGGGATTAAAAGAAACTATTTTTCCTGCAGTATGAGAAGTTCCTGTTGTTCCTCTTTTAACTCTAAGAATATTTTGAGAATTAAAAATATTTAAAATTGAAAGTGTTTCTGTGCCAATTCCAATACTACTTCCTATCGAAAGATTTGAAGGCAAAGTAGATAAAACAATATCAGTAACGAATCCAGTAAATTGATATTCTGGTATCTCTTGAATAAGAACTGTTGTATATGAATTTATACCAACCTGATAAAATCCATTTAAAGAACTGAGTTCAGTTGAAAATCCTGATATACTTACGTAATCTAAATTTTTTAAATCATGTTTTGGTGATACTTTTACACTTACAGTATCATCATTATTCCAAGTAAATACTGCACCAGTATATGTTAAAGTGCTTGTTTCAATATTATTAATTGTTTCACCCTTAACTTGCGATACTTCTGCAATTAATCCCCCACCATCAGTATTACTATTATCAAATATAATGTTATCTCCAACTTTATAATTATCACCTGACGAAATAATTTCAATATTTTCTACTGGACCAGAAGTTACTGATTCGACAATAGTTGTTTGATTTACAATTTCATTTGATTCGGTTAAGAAATCATTATCTGCATATGGGTCTGAAACTTTATATGGAAATGTGTTTCTAATAAATCCAGAATTATTAAAATCTATAGATTGATCTAATGTTTTATTTTCCGTAATAAATTTTGATTTATAGCGATCTCCTACAAAATATGGAAAACTTCCAACTTTGTTATTATTGGAATCTATAACAGAAGTTGCAAAATAAGCATAAACTCCATTTGGAAATTCTGGAGTGACACAATACCTTCCATTAGATGGATCTAAATCTCCACCTCCAGTAAATGTGTAATCTTCTACAAAAAATCCAAGATTGAATCCAGTTGGTCTGTTTATTATATTAGATGAACTAGCAGTATATCCAGAAACTAATTTTTTAATACTTGAGTTTTTATTTTGTGGATCGAAATATCCATAAGCACCGTATATTGGATTTCCATCATATGCCCATCCAATAATAGGAGAATGTGCTGTTCCAGTATCTCCAAATTCAGTTTGAACTATACCAGAATATCCACATATTCCATATTGTAGATTATTATAAGATGAGACAATTAGTTCATTGGCAGAAGTAAGATTATCTGTAATATCATCATTAATAATATTATTATTAACAGTAATTGATCTGACTTGAGGGTCAAATGATGCATTTTTTCCAGAAGATACTACTTTTAGTTTTGTTGTTGAATCGTATCCACTTCCACCATTAATAATTATAACATCTGTTAATTTATAATTATTAATTATAGGTTTTAAAACAGCACCATTTCCTGTTCCAGAAATTTCAATTGTTGGGGTTGAATAGTACTCTAAACCACCATATGAAATTGAAACGTCCGTTATTTCTCCATTGGTTATAATTGGTCTAATCTCAGCATTTTTTCCATTTATTATTCTTATTGATGGTTTTAAGTGATAATTTATAATGGTTGATCCATAACCAACTCCAGAAACAAATGTATATGCATCAATAATACTACCTTTTACGATTGGAGTAGCAGATATTATGCCCCTAAATTGAGTACTGCCCAAACCAACTGCAGTATATTCTACTTTTAAATTTATATCTGGATATGCAAAATTATGATAACCATTTCCAGTTGATCCAAAACTTACTGGTTTTCTTCTAAGGAAATTTACCGTGGTGGTTGCACCTATTCCAGCATCGGACAATTGAAATCTATCATTATCTAACTTAAGAACATAATACTGTTTTGTTGTTGTTAATCCAGAAAGAGGACTTGCGACTGAAGATCCAATAGCAGTATTTGAATAAACAACCAAATCACCATCACTAAATCCATGATTTTTATATAAAACTATATTTTCTACCGTTGATATACCAGACCTAAGAACACTTAATTTTCTATTAGTATAATCAAATCCAGAGTCAACTACTTTAATTTCTGTTAGAGTTTTTCTTGGTTCAGTTGCAAATTTATGCACTCCAGATGTTCCCGCAGTAGAAAATCCAATCGTATTGATTCCAATTTTATAATCATTTAAGGATGCATAAAGTTGAATAGTTCTATCACTAATAAATTTTGTATAATAAACAGTTTCTTCTCTTAAATTATTATCAGGAATAATGCTATTTCCACCCAAATAAGTTGCTATACCTAAAGGTTGATTAGAACCAGGTCTATAAGTAATTGGTTGACCATTAATTAACCCATGTGGAGTTAAAAATGTAATTGTATCATTATTGACATCAACACCACCCTCATCATCCAATATTCTAGCATCAAAAGAAATTTCTCTTCTTCTCCTTTCTAGGATAGGATCAAAAGAAGCTGCTTTACCATTTCCACCAGTAATTGCAACAGATACTATAACATCAACATCAAATTCTTGAGGATCAACAAAAATTCTTTCAACTTTTCCACTTACAACTGGACGCACAGATGCAATACCTGACGAAATTGCAAGAGCTGGTGGATTAATAACATCATAATCTGATCCTCCATTCAGAATTTTTACTGATTCTAATGGACCATAGTAAATTTTATTGTCAGATTTATATCCATAAACTTCAACTCCATTAATTAACATTCCCACAGGACCTGGTTCTGTGAAATCAATATCTTGATCTCCAGTATCATAATTTATTGTTAATGGAAATTTTCTCAATATTTTTTGTGGAGATAAAATTCTTTCTCTTTGAGAACTTAATGTTAAGTTATGAGTTCCGGCTGGGAGTTCTCCAAATGTTAGATAATTTGAAGATCCTATTACAGATCTAGATGCATATAGTCTAACTTGTGTATTTCCTGGTAAAACTTCAACATAATATATTCCCTCAACTAGTGATCCTAAGGGAGACCCAGTATACGTGTAATATACCTCACTTCCAGTTAAGAAAGAAACTTGTTGGGAGAAAACTAATATAGAATAAGTTCCAGTTGCTGCATCAAAACTAGCAACATTAACTATATTATATGAAAAAATCTTTTTAGTAATTGTATAGGATGGAAAAGAATTTGATGCAATATAAACATAATCATTATTTCCATTATAAAAATTTTGAATGTCTGATGTTATTTTATTAAATTCAAGTGGAACAACAGAACTACTTGCAGTTCTGATTCTTCTTCTGATATCATAACTAGATCCTTGTGTCAAAGTGAATGATGAATTGGTAGTGATCTGGTTTCCAGAAATTGCATTAATTCTCAAATTAGACGCAATTTTTGTTTGTGATCCTCTGTTTAGAACATCAATATAGTCTCCTATCTTTAAACTAGACTTATCAATAGAACTTTTTAATATGCATTGGTTGGTGGTTACAACAGTTCCATTCGGTGTTGATGTTGGAGCGAATGTATCTATTTGATATCTTGAACTAGTATTATAAATCCAACTATTAGCAAAAATTTCTTTGTATGATTTATTTGAAGTTGGATTTTTAACTTTTTCTCCAATATTTTTTACGTATATTTGCTCACCAACACTTAGTGCAGAGTTTGATTGATCTGGATCAAAACTAGATAAAACTCCAGAAATTCTAATTACGACTTTACTGTCAAGATTTCCATCTTCATATCCGTAGTATGTTTCATTAGAATATATTGTCTCTGCGGTAGAAATGCCTGAATTTACTCCGGAGCATCCAAAAAATTGATTAATACTTTTATCAGTATATGTGATAGTATTATTGTCTGTATAAACAATTCCGCTATCTGGAAATCCAATTGTAGAATCTACAATTATAGTGGAACTTCCTGCAGAAACATAGTCTATACTTTTAGTAGATCCTGTAATATTAAATGTTCCAGTGATGGTTGGGGCAGAGTCATCATATCCAACAAAAAGTAATAATTTATAGTATGATTGACCCTTTCTTCTAATTAATTCTACTTCAGATACTGATGCTGTAGTGTTAGGATCTGTTGTTTTAAATATTGTTTGACCCTCTAATTTTAGTGGATCTCCAGAAATTACTTCCGCGACAACTACATCTCTTCTAATAAACGTTGCATATGATGGCTTAAGTAAAAATTGTTCTAAATCAACAATCTTTGGTGTTTCATTAAATAATATATTAAATAAAATTCTAAATGATTCTGGTGTTCCTTTTGTTTGGTAAAGAGTTCTTGCTTCTTTTATAAAATTACCAACATTTAATTCTGGAGTAAAATCTTTATTTTCTAATCCAGGTGTTAAAGAATATTTAATTTTTTTATAAAATTCCTTTAGAAATAAAGAACTTAAATTTTGAACAGTTGTTAATCCTACATGCTCAGAGGCAGAACTCTCAGAAAAAACTAATTCTCCAGAATTTAAAGTATCGTGATAAGATGTAATTCCACAAAATCCACGAATACATCCAGTAAAAGTATTTGTTGTTATTCCAGTGTAAGTAATTATCTCATCATTAATTTTCAATAATCCATAATTTTGAGGAAATCCCTTTGTACTAGATACTTGAATTGTACTTTGACTTGAAGTTATATTACTTGAAAGTGTAGTAAATCCTACTATTACATCTGGTGTTAAATTGTCTAATTTTAGATATTGATCTAAATTTTCCGCAATATCAACCGTGCCACCTTGATACTCTTGTGAAATGTAATACTGCTTAAAAAATTCAACCGCTATTGGGTTTTCATCTAAAATAAACTCTGGAAGTTGACTCTCAACTACTTGTTGAATCTTAACCCTATACTCAAAACCAGTTTCTATCATATTTACGACCTCGTTAATTCTCCGTTTGAATAGCTAGATCTGTAATAGTCATCATTAGAAAATACAACTCCAGATACATCGTCACCAGACGCAATCACGTCTTTAACCATATTTATTTTACTTTTAGAAACACTAAATGATAGATAAAGATCTTTTAATCCAATCACATCATTTGATTCTGGAAATGCTTGAATTTCAATAATATCTTGAGGTAAAATTGTTGATGTAATGACTACAGCACCCAATCTAATTTCTCCTTTTTCATAATCTACTGTCCCTGCTGATTGAACGACAACTTTTATTGCTGTAGAAGTAGTTGTGGATTGAGTATCTATTTTTACAATAGATATAATTCCTGTTTTCAAATCTGCATTTGGTGTATCTGTCAAATAAACAGTATCTACTTCATTTAAAATATTAAACCCCGTTGACTTGATATTTTTTCCACCAGCATTCACATGAAATTTATTTCCATAGCAAATTTCATATTGTGATGGTGAATTAATTTGAGCTTTTAAATCTCTTCTAATAATTACTTTAGTAATATTTGAAGTGATTGCAGTATCAGTTTTATCAATTGTTTGTAAAACTTTGCTATATTTAAATCTAGATCCAAAAGCATTCAATTCTGTAGATTGTGAATATAGATTTAGTGAATTTATAACTCTTGATTGTAGACCATTAATGCTATCGACCAAAGAGGAATTATAATAAACCGCCGAATCTATCTCAACATAAAGTATTTTTAAATCAATAATTTCTGGACTAATTCCAGTAACTGTATATAATTTAAGTTTATTTTTTATTTGCTGCTTATCAAAATCTGATACGTATGTGCCATTTTTTGGTTTTATGCTAATAAAAACTTTTCCAAATGCTGGAGGAGATAGTTCTTCACCACCAACTACAGATACCGATTCTGTTTCTGCATAAATTTTTGATTTTATAATTGATTCATAATCTGAAGCAGTTACTGCTCTATATTGAGATGAATAGAGTCTTGGTGCAAAATTTTTAATTGAATCAATTGATTCAATATCAGATCCATTTTGAGCACTCTGTATTGTCGTGACTGTAATCGTATTGGTTGGAATCGTTATAAGATCTGAAGAATCTTTTAAACTCCCCGCAAAAGAAAAAACATTAGCGCCATTACCTTCTTTTCCATCTGTAACAATATAAGTTACTGTTATAACTGCATTGTTTTCAAGTTTTTTTCCAATAATACCATCACCAAAAAGAATTTCATATTTTTCATCTATAATTTCTTGAATTAAAAAAATCTCAGAAGTTGATCTAACTTCAAAAATATTGTCAACGAGAGAATATGGTCTGCCTAATCCACTATCACTTGCACCTTTCACATATACTCTAATTGTTGTTGTATCAATGTAAGAATTATCTAAAATAAATCTTTGATCTAAAGATCCGTTAACTGTAAATATTTTCTTTAAAAATGTTCCCTGTCTTATTGTTAAATTTGAAAATGTCGCTGTTCCATTTATAACTGAAGCAGTTGTATTATCGGGTATAGAAAAAAGATAAGAACTCCCCGATGATGATCCAGTACATACCAATCCTGCCTGTAAAGTAACTGTTGAAGGATATATCGTTGGATTAAGACTTTTAGGGTTTACTGATATTGGAAATGATACTACAGCACTTGCGGCAGTTCTGGAACGAGGAACATATCCAATATTTCTTGCCAATGCCACTACATTTTCTCTTAAAGTTGCAGAGTCTATAAAAGACTCATTTGCAACCATATTTGAGTTAAATGCAGTAATATATGTGTTGTATGCTAAAATATCAATTAGTACTGAAAAATTAGACCCCTCAAAATCAAAATCCGTAAAATTAGAATTTGCGCGGAGATATGATTTAATAGAGGTCTTTATTTGATCAAAATCTAAATTAGTAAACTTAGTAAAAGGCATTTTATCTTGTTGCCTCTAATATGAAAGAAAATTGTTGTGTGGGAATTTCTTGTCCGATAATATCAAAAATAACAGAAACTTCAAATGTATTTGTATCTGGACTTGGATCTACTCGAACTCTCAAATCTTGAACTCTTGGTTCATAGTTAGATACAGCGTTTATTATTTGATCTTGAATAATTGATGCTGTAGCAGCATCAACAAAATCAAATAAACTTGATCTTACATCTGATCCCAATAAAGGATTGAAAAATCTTTCATTGGGTATTGTTTCTACCAAATTTCGAATAGAGCGAATAATCGCTGTTTGATTTTTCAGAACAGGTAAATCCTTAGTCACGGGATGCGGGACAAAGGATAAACTAATATCTTTAAATGATCTAGATATCCTTGTTACTGACATCGGACATAAAATTTCTTTATTTATTTATGTTGATTCCATGAAGATCCATATGATGGTTCTGTGCCATATTCCCAATCATCATAGTCTTCATCATTGCGAATTTGTTGATGCAATTCAGATTGTTCTTTTAAATGATGTTTTTTACCAATATCATCATGCATAATCTCTTGAATAACTTTTTTTTCTTGAAGATTTGAGTAATCTGTTATGAGTTTATTTGTACCCCACATTTGGTACATGTAGTCTTGGTCTCTATCAACTGGTAAATTGGACATTTTAGCTCCTGTTTTAACTGAATAAAACAGAACTTTTATAAAGGAGGTTGCTATCTCCTTATTTCTATTTAACGTTCGACCTCTCTGAGCATATAAGAGTCAGAATCTAAGTATTTTAATATTTCTAAGGCAATTAAACGAGGATTTCCTTCTCCACAAGTGTAAACATCCACTGCCAAACAACCATTTTCTGGCCAAGTATGACATGAAACATGACTTTCTGACAATGCAATCACCACAGTACACCCTTGTGGCAAAAAACAATGTGAAAAAGTATTCAGAATGGTCATTTTTGCACGTTGAATGCCTTTAATCATGACGTTTTGTAGAGAATTTACGTCATTAATCAGATCAAAATCAACATCATACACCTCTAGGAGCAGGTGTTTGCCCATTGAAAACTGTTCCAACTCAATTTTTTCCAAAAAATTTATTTATTTCATAAAAAAATGACCCAAATTGGGTCATTTAGTATTATTTTTATCCTTTACCCTGACCTCTGTACTTCTTACGTGCTCCATTGCGAGACGAAGCGGCGTATTTAGTTCCATTTCCGTCTCCTTGACGAGACTTTTTCGGTGGTCCAGGACTATAAGAACTATGCTTATTCAATCCGCCTTTTGCTTTTACTGCCATATATTGTCCTCTAGTAAAATTTCAGTTTCAATATCAGATGGATTTGGAGAACCTGTCTGATAATACTCAATTGACAGATCTTCCATAGTATCAAAGTACTCTTCCTCTGTGAGAGAAGTATAAATTCTTCTCCCTTTGCAGAGAATATTATACCGTTCGTTAGCCATTCTATCAGATAATTCTTGATTTTTCGTGCCCAACTCTGATACGAGGATCGCACCAGATTTCAAAGCCTGCTTCCTTAGCATCCAAACAGAAAGATACGTCTTCTCCACACATATCTTGAACATCACCAGATTCAAAGACTTGCATTTTAGGTGCAAACCAAGGATACTTCATTTCAGAGTGTTCAAAAACTCCGTGCTTAATTAGAAGCCATCCAAAACCTGTATAATCTACAGTGAAAGGTCTGCGACGCTTTGAGATACTTTCAAGTGTTTCATGATTCATAACACCGCCATTGTTGCGGAAATCATCTTCTTCCAACCAGTGTGCAACAGAAGTTGTATGACCGTCTTCGGTGCAATACCAACCTGCAGCAATGTCCTTATCCATTAGAACAAGTTGCCAGAAATTTTCAGTGGTAAACACAATATCACTATCAATCCATAATTGATAATCATATTTTAATTTACCGTCCCAGGGAATCTGATTCGGTCCTCGCAGAACATTCGCACCTAAGCACTTGCATCTTGCAAAGTTTACCATTGATGAATAATCTTGCGAGATTTGAATGTTTGCTCCGTTTTGTACAAGATCAAAACAAAGTTGTACAAAATTCTTCAAATAGGTGTAAGAAACACCACGTCCAGGAAGACAGAAAACAACTGACTTGCCTCTGATCATTTCCCTTGCTAGATTGTAGTCCCATTCTTCTTGTGATTTATTCACAACGGGGGCTTTTGCTTTAACTGTAAATCCTTTAGCCATAAAGATAAGTTGTTTACTTCAGTATCATACAATATTATGTAGCAGTTGTCAATCAGTCTCTATCTGATAGAATAACTTCATTACTCT